CGGCGCGCCATCATCCGGCATCACCACATTACTGCGGTTATAGGTCCACACCTTATCCGACTGTCGGTCCTGCACGAACGTCAGCGTCTGCCCGTTCCATACCGGCATACAGCGCATCGCCGAGCAGAAATCACTGAGCACATCCCACGCCTTGCGCTGTGTGGTCAGCCAGGCATTACAGGTGATGCGCGGCTCCGTGCCGCCAAAACCGTCCGGCACCGACTGGTCGCAATACTGTCCGATGACATACAGCGCCCATTTGTCCACATCCGCCGCACCAAGACGTTTCCCCATGCCGTAGCGCGGGTGGGTCAGCATATCCCACAGACACCAGGCCATGTTGTTGCTGTATGCCGGTTTAAACGTTCCGTCCCAGATACCGCTGTATTGCCGCGTCTGCGGGTTATAATTCGACGGCACCTGCAGAATACGCCCGCGAAGATGATAATTACGGCTCACCTGCTGACTGCCGAACTGTTCCGAGTCCACCTGCACGCCGACCAGTGCCGTGTTCGGGTAGCACTGTTTCACATCGATGATTTCGGTGTATGACGACCAGAGCGTTTTGTTCTGCAGCTGGTCTGTGGTGCTGTCCGGCGTCATCCTGCGCATCCGGATATTAAACGGGCGCGGCGGCAGGTTATCCACCACCACCGAGGCCAGATACTGTGAGGTGGTTTTGCCCTTAATGGTGATGTCTTTTTCCGTCACCCTGCCACCATTACGCTGTATCTGAACCAGCAGGCGAACTTCCGACAGATTCCGGTCCCCCTTTGAGGTGGTTTCCACCAGTGCCTGCACACCGAAGGTAAAGCGCAGACGGTCGATGTTTGCAGACGTGATGGTCCGGGTAATCGGCGTGTCGTACTTCACTTCCGTACCCAGCACCGTCTCGGAGCCGGAGGATTCAAATCCCTCCGGCGGTGTCTGCTCCTGCTCACCTGCCCGGAACACCACCGTGACACCGGAGATATTGGTATTCCCCTCACTGTCCAGCACTGGCGTACTGTTCAGCAGCACACTTTTTAATCCGTCCACCGGACCTTCAACCGGCCCTTCACTGATGGCGTCTATCACGCTCAGCATCTGGGATGATTTCAGGTTGTCCTTCGCTTCGCGCGGGGTATGCCCCTTACTGCTGCCTTTACCCATTCGTCATGATCCATAAACGATAAAACCGCCCGGAGGCGGTTTCACATAAAACATTTTGCATCAGCGACCAATCACCACAACCTGACCACCATCCCCTTCGTCTGCCGTGCTGATCTCCTGAGAAATCACGCGTGACCCCACGCGCATTTCACCGTACAGAACGGGCAGAACATTCCCCTGGGCAACCATGTTATCCAGTGAGGAGAAATAGGTGTTCTGCTTACCGTTATCCGTTGTCTGTGTGCGGGGAGTTCTGGCTTTCGGTGCCAGCATCTGCGCCACACCACCGAGCACCATACTGGCACCGAGAGAAAACAGGATGCCGGTCATACCACCGGCACCAATGGCTGCCCCCCATGCTGCAAGGGTGGCTCCGGCGGTAAAGAATGATCCGGCAATGGCGGCTGCTCCCAGGACAATCTGGAATACGCCACCTGACTTGGCCCCGGCGACTCTGGGAACAATATGAATCACAGCGCCATCAGGCAGAGTCTCATGTAACTGCGCCGTTAATCCGGACGTGCTGACGTCCCGCCCGGCAATCCGTACCTGATACCAGCCGTCGCTCAGTTTCTGACGAAACGCCGGGAGCTGTGTGGCCAGTGCGCGGATGGCTTCAGCCCCCGTTTTCACACGAAGGTCGATGCGGCGGCCAAATCGTTGCAAATCCCCGTAAAGGCAGATGCGTGCCATGCCCGGTGACGCCAGAGGGAGTGTGTGCGTCGCTGCCATTTGTCGGTATACCTCTCTCGTTTACTCAGTTGTTCAGGAATATGGTGCAGCAGCTCGCCGTCGCCGCAGTAAATTGCGGCATGATTCGGCACCGATGAACCAAAGCAGCACAGCAGCACGTCGCCAGGCTGCGCCTCTGTCAGTGCGACACGGTAAAAACCAGTCGCCTCCATATTGCCAAGATAGAGATTCTGACCGTTACGCCACCAGTCATCCCCGCGATGAAAATCCGGCATCTCAATCCCCGCCAGATGATAAGCATCCCGGAACAGCGTGTAACAGTCCGTCACCCCGTGCTCAAAGCGACGCCCGGTAAGATGTGGCACACAGCGGAACTTGTGAATCGCCCCCCGGCAGACCAGCCACCACGGCAAATCACTCTGCACCTGCAGCCGCCGGTCAGCCTCACTCAGCCAGGGCAGACCACCGGGATGACTGTGGACCAGTGCCACAATCTCACCCTGCATCTCTGCCTGCAGCCAGTCCTCCGGAGCCATCCGGAAATAATCCTCCGGCTCACCGGAAATATTCACGCAGGGAAAATATCTTTCCCCCTCCGGCGCTCTCACCACGAAGCCGCACGACTCCGCTGGCGCACATCGCAGGGCGTGCGCCAGAATCGCTGATTCTGTCTCTGTCATGGGATTTACTGCGAAAGTTTGTTAATGGAAAGGAAGCCGCCAAAGTTGCCGACGTTATTGCGAAACTTACAGCCGCTCAGGCATTTGCTGCATTTATCCTTCGTGATATCGGACGTCGGCTGGTCATATTCATCCGCGACCGCCGGGCCATCATAACCGCACTCATCGCCGCGGTAGATCCAGGTGCAGGTGTTGGCCAGCATGATGCGCCCCGGAAAAACAGCGCCATCCGTTTCCGTCGGTGTGGACAGCACAAAAGAGGCACTGACCGCGCTCAGTTCGCTGCACTGTTCGATGCGCCAGCGGCTGATCACCTCCTGCTCCGGATCGGCGTCACTGTTTCCGTTGACGAAGTTCACCGCATCCAGAAAACGGGCGTAAACCTTACGCCGGACCACCGTTCCGCCGACCAGACTCTGCAGATCTTCCGCCATCCCGGTGACCATGCCGTACAGGTTAGAGACTTTAAGCGTTGGCCTTGCACTGGCTCCTTTGCCGTTCATCTCAAATCCGCTTCCCTGAATGGGATAAGCCTGATACTGCCGCCCCTGCCAGGTGACTGGTTCACCTTTTTCGTTCTGCTCATTACAGAAGAAATAACGATCTCCGCCGACCTCTGTCAGATCAATTTCCCAGAGCACGACCAGCGCGGATTGCTCCGTTTTAGTGCACTCATTGAGTGTTTCCTGCTGTATATCCTGCATCAGTGAGTGACCTCTTCAAAGGTACAGTTAAAATCGGTATACATGGCATTATCCGAAATGCTCCACTCCCTGCAGACAACCCGGACAGTCCTGTTGTGTTTTGGCGGACGCCACAAAAAAGCACGAATCCCGGCATGACGGGATAAAAAACTGTCCAGCGCGGCACGGGAATATTCATCTGTGACACGAAATACCGGTTTAAACGTTTTCAGATCCGCATTCAGACCACCAGCCCGTCGCTGTTCATATCCGTCACCAAACTTTACCGTAATAACTGATGGCTTTCGTGTCGTCTCCATCCCCTCACGGGGGATCCAGTTAAAAACTTCAGGCTCAGGCACTGTACAATCCTCCATCCCGACGCGATGACTGCATAATTGACACAACCCTGCTGTCGATCAGATCCACCAGTCCCCTGGCTGAGCGCGCATCTATCTCGCCATTGCTCCCTTGATTCTGAATGCTGATGTGATACACGGGAGAATAAACAAATCCACCGCCACCATTCACATTTCCAATGGCCCTGACCCCAAGAGAGCCGTCCGCTGCCCGTGTCAGTGGCATGATTGCTTCAGGCCCGGCCTCGCCCATCAACCCGGCACCTTTCGCAAAAGCAAAATACGTCGGTGTATCCACAATAGTGTTACTGTAAGCACTCAGATTTGCCGATGTGTAAACACCACCTTTTGCGTTTGCCACTGCCCCCGAAATCCATCCGCCGACCGTACCAAGCCACCCTCCGGCACCGGAGAGTGATTTCAGTCCGTTAACAATGGCTGCATTCATCAGAATTTTTGAAACTTCCCGGAGAACTGAACTCCCCCAGTTCCTCCAGTCCACAACATTCCCGGCCAGTGCATCGGAAATATTTGATACCAGCCCGTCCATCGTGGAAACGACAGCATCTGCCGCCTGTGAAGCATAATCGGTGGCACTGTCTGCCCAGTTGGTCAGTCCCTCCTGGAGTCCGGCATTCCAGTTATTACGTAAAGCATCGGCCTTTGCATAATAATCCTGCTGATCACTGAGACGCTCTTCCAGATATTTTTTATTCAGTTCTTTCTCCTGTTTCCACAGGGCTTCTTCAATTTCTCCGGCCTGATACTGTCTCAGCAGCTCGTTATTTTTCTGCTCAAACGCCTGCCGGATACTCCACATTTCCTGGAGTCGTTCACGCATCCGTGAGCCTTCACCATATCCCAGCAACTGCGCTTCGTCAGATGCCCGGGCACTGGCATTACTGTCCGCCAGACTGCTCTCATACGCAGCAAGCTGCTCACGAATCTTTTTCTGGTCGATGAGTGCTGCATTCTGCAAAAGCGTTTTTTTCTGCGCTTCTGACAGGGTTGATAATTCGCCCTGACTGACCTGATATTTCATCTTAGCCAGTTCAGTATTCTGCCCTGCCAGTGCTATTTGTTCTTTTTGCTGTTTAATCAGCCGTTTATAAATATCTTCTGTTTTTTCCGCTTCGGTCTTTTTATGCGCTTTGGGTTTATTTACCTGGTTATTTCGCCAGGCATCCAGTGAGGTATTGATATAATTCTGTCTGGCTGTCTGATACGCCTCTCCCACAAAGCCGAGATCATCCGCAGCATAACCCAAGCGGGCACGCTCACGGGCTTCCCCCTTCAGGCGGGACAGAGCCAGTTCGCGCTCGCTGTTATTCAGTGCGGTCTGCTGTTTATCATCCAGGGTTGCCTGTGGTAGCCGTAACGGTACATTCACCAGCCCCTGTCGCTGCTGAAGTAATTCATTACCGAGCCCGAGAAGGCGATTAAACTCGGTATGCTGCCCATTCATGATCAACAGGGACTGATACGCTTTGTTTTGTTCCGCGGCCTGTTGACGGATCAACGCCACCCGTCGCTCCTCCAGCCCGGCAAGCACATCCTGAATGGATTGCGCTTTGCCCTGCATTTGTGTGAGACGGGACTGTTCAACTGCCAGTTGATTTGTTGCTTCTGCAAGCCCTTCTGTGACAGTTTTTACCGACGTCATGTGGTTAATCATAAAACCGTTATCGGTTGTCCAGCCCGGGTTTGCCAGCACATACTGATAGCCAGCAATTTTTTCCTGTAAGGATTTAATCTTACTTTTCTGCTCGTCAATTAACCTGTTTTGCTCATCAAGTGCCTGCCGCGTCTTTTCCTCATTATCTGACGCTTCAGGAAGCGACATTGCCGACGTTTTCTGGCGAATTTCGTCGATTGTTGCGGCATACTGGCGTGCAGATTCTCTGGCCTGCTCCTGATTCTGATACATCGTGTACCAGGCCGTCGCCCCCAGCATGACGAGTCCCGGCACACCACCAACCAACCCCAGCGCACCACTTAACAGACGACTCCCCACTGACGTGACAGTATTCAGCGTTGTCTGTGCCGCTGTTCTGGCCGCAATATTACGGGTAAGTGACGCCTGGGCAGCTGTCAGCTTCGCTTCTGCTGCGGCCTGCCTTTCGGTACCGCGAGCAGCAACAACCGCCTGTTGCGCACGATAAACCGCCGCACGCGCCCTGGCGGTTGCTATCTGTGTCCCCCGAAGTTGCGCTTCAGCAAGAGCCACTTCGTTTCTGGCTGCAGTAATTAATCCGGCAGTTGCAGATCCAGCAGACGACGCCATATTGCCAAAATATCGGGCTACCCCGACGGCAACCAGTGCGCCAGCTGCAGCAGCCACGGTATCAATATTGTCTGCAACACCATTCAACACCCCGGTGAGTGTCTTTGTCACTCCGCTTGCCTCGTTCGCACCACCAACCCAGGCCATAAAGGCGTTTTCAACTTTGGTTGCAGAGGATGAAACAGTATCAGGCATTGCTGCATATTCATCACGCAACGCCCCAAGCTGACTAATCAGTGCAGGAACAACCTTATCGGCGGTCAGTTTTCCGTTATCCGCCATGGCCTTCAGATCCTTACGGGCAACACCCATTCCCGCAGCCAGCGCACGAATAACACGATCGCCGTTCTCATTCACAGAGTTAAATTCTTCACCGCGCAGCACTCCCTGCGCCAGTGCCTGACTGAACTGCGTGATCACCGAACTGGCTTCTGCTGTACTGGCACCGGATAATTTCAGGCCCGTGGAGATCGCCTCGGTGACTTTCAGTACCTCCTCAGAACTGTAGCCATACTCCCGCATGGAAGCTGCAGAGCGGGCAAAAAGGCTGGCGTTATCAGAAAACGCCGTTCCCGTTCTCTGGCTGATTGCCATTAATTCACGTTGTGATACCTGAAAATCATCACTGGACTGTGAAGCCTGCTTCAGACGGGCATTTACTGAATTCCACTCATCGGCGAGAGAAATAAGATGACCGGTAGCAAAAGCTCCGGCAAATGCCCCCGCCATATTCAGTGCCGAAGATTTAGCTGTATTTATCTGATCCGTCACTTCTGCCAGTGCACGCCGCATTTCACGGGATGCAGCAGCGGACTGCCGGCCTCCGTTCTGCATGGTACGGTAGTAATCCTGCCCCATACGCGAAGCCCGGGAGATCTCTGACTGGAATGACCGGGAATTTGCCGAGATTTTAATAATCAGTTCACGTAATGTCGCCACACTCATTCTCCGGACGAAAAAAACCGCCGAAGCGGTTATGTTGACTCACTGAGACACTATTAAAAGCGCGTTTTCCAGTCCGGCAAATGGATCTGAGACGCCTTCTGTCTGCTCCTGCTCCCACTGAAGAAGCGCATCATTCAGTGGGACTTTGACACCCTGCGCACCGTAAACCGCAGAAACTATCTGGGCAGCCCGGATATCAGCCCGCTCGTCACCCAGCGGGCTGAACCTGTCAAATTCTGCCCACATCATGATTTCTGATGCGGACATTTCCCGGCGTAACTCTGACAATGTGCGCCCCATCCTGAGCGCCAGCATCATCAGAAAACGCATCCCCGGAAGCTCTACTTTTTTTTAACCTCGCCGGCATCACTGATCAGTTCCAGAGACTGCCGAAGAAGCCGCGCATGCACCGGGCCATACACGGCAATCACCTGTTCACGATCATCCTCTGAAAATACAGGTTGCAGTCCGGTATCACACAGAACATCAATGAACAGTTCAACATCTGCCTCCAGATTTCGGCGGGCGCGCTCCGCAACGGATAACGGTGTCTCATCATCTTTTGCTTTAACGATCTCCTGCCAGCGCAACCAGGCTTCTGCAGAAGGTTCCCGTAATACAACCGTTGCCCCTTCCCATTCAGGCACATCAACAGTTTTATGGCGAAACCCCGACATCGTTGCCAGTGCCAGATTGCGGATATTTTTAGTCATCACATCTATCCTCATTAACTGACGGTAACAGTGCAGGAAGTGGAGGTCACCTTGTTAACAGGGCTTGCTGAATCAGAAATCTCGCAGGTATACGCACCGGCATCACCTGATGCTGCTGATGCCTTACTGAATGTTGCCGCCGTCTGTCCGGAAACAGGAGAACTACCTTTCTTCCAGACATAAGAATAAGGCGGCACACCACCGGCAGCCTCAACCACCATTTCGAGTTTCGCTCCGGCAGAAACCTGCAGCGTGCTGTTTAAATCGACCTTCACTTTCAGCGGCTCTGTCGTCAGCACAGGTTTACCTTTCAGGCGCAGGGAAAACGTTGCAGCCACAACACCATTAGTTCCTGCAGACCAGGTATGCTGACGCACCTCTGCCATAAAGGTAAATCCGTTGCCTGACGGAAAAATAACTTTAAAGCCATACGTGGTGTCATTGTCATAGGCACTGCGCAACGCGTTCTGGGCAGCATTGAGGTAAAAGTTGCCTGACATGGAAATCTCTGACGCGGCACCAAGGCCGTTAATATTTTCCTGCTCAACAGAACACAGCGTGGTGACATCAATATCCTGCTTTTGTCCTGCGGTAAACTGCACCTCTTTGATTGTACAGCTCAGGCCAAGATAGCTGGCAGAATCCAGGGTTTCTGCTGTTACCGGTGCAGACGAAATCATAATTTTCGTCAGTTGCGAACGCTCAAAATTAGAGGACATACTCGTCTCCTGAAAATAAAAAACCCGCCAGCGGCGGGTGGGTAAAATCATTAACGACCTCAGGCTATTACCTGAAATTCAAGCGTGGCTCTGCTCAGACGGGAATCAGGATCATAACCCTGAGTTTTAGAAATAACGGAGGGTGCAAGTTGCCTTACCGCATCAAGCGCCTGCTCACGGATATCATCTGCGTCATCAGGTACTGTTGCCCAGACATCGATCTGCACGGTAATTCTGGATTCAGCCTGACCATCAAGCACATCAGACGCAGTGTCAGACACCACAGAAAATACCAGCCATGGCGGAGATACCGCAGGCTTTCCCTCCGTCAGCGGGACCACATAAGGATAAACCTGTCCTCCGGCCAGTTGAGACAGCAGGGAATACAGTGTGGTCTCTCTCATTTACTTAAGACCTCATCAATAGCCTGATTCATTCGCTGTATGGCAATCTGTGCTGCCAGTTCCTCTGTCGTATCGAAAGCCGGGCGAATGAACGGATGCGCGGGCATGTTTATCGTTCCCAGCTCCACAAAGCGCCAGTAAAACGCATTTCGGGGATCACTGGCTTTCATGCTGTTATCACTGTTTCCGGTTCGCAGGTTCCGTCCACGAATGTGGACACCCGAGATAATTTCCCCGCGACGCTTTGAACGCTGAGTGAGAACAACCACATTTTTCTTCAGTTTCCCGGTTCGCTCCGGCGCACGTTCAACAACTGCATCCCGCATAACTTCAGCACCGGCACGGGTGGCATCGCGCAGTACCTTATTATTTTCTGCCCTGCTGAGCGTCTCCAGATCCCGTGCAATATCCGCCAGACCTGAAAAATCAAGACTGAAATCCATCACACATTCCCCTTCTGAGAACAGAGTATCTCAAGCCGTGTGGCACGGGCATCCGGTATCGGCGGACCGTCTATACTCAGAATCGCGCCTTTGAATGCACCAGTCAGCACTTTCAGACATGAAGTTGCTGTTACATCTCGCCGGAATCTCATCCAGACCCTCACTGTAGCCTGAGCAGTTTCTGCGCCTCCGGATATTCTCTCCCTGCCACTGATCCCCTTAACTTCTGCCCATATGGTTGCCCCCTCCGTCATTGTTTCCACAGGGTGCCCTGACGGAGACCGAACGGTGGTGGCATTCAGAATAACCACACGATCACGTAATCTTCCTGCCTGCATGAATCCTCCTATGTTCCGGGATGAAATCGATACATCCGCAGTCCGGTATAGAAAAAATCAGGCACTGCATCCTGCATTTCCCTGTTCTCGTACCAGTAGCCAACCAGTTGCATAAGACGCAGTTTTATCAGAGGTGTTATTACAAGCCCGGTCGTATCCTGCTCAGAAACAGTTTCATCGTAAAGCGTCCGGTTTAAAAACTTTTCAGCCTCTTCCCTGGCAGCAGCCAGATACATCATAAGAAGAGAATTCTCCTGTTCATTGTCATCATCAATCCGGCACTGAACACGAAGCTCTTCCAGAGTGGGCATCATTTGGGCAACCTCTATGAATGCTGTTTTTTAGACTTATCAGCCCCCCGCGCAACAGGTGTTCTCTTATCAGAGACAATCCCAGCTGCAGTGGCAATTTCGCGTACCCGTTCGGGTAATTCTTTATCTTCATACTCACCGGCCCGAATAATCTCAACACGCATACCGTCCGGTGACCATTTCAGATCTTGTTTCAGGATCATGATTCTTTCACCTGTCAGAACAGGGGGCGCACTTCTGCGCCCCCTGAATGATTACGCCGCTGCAATCTTCAGCAGTTTGATGGCCTGCGAATCGACCAGCATGCCGCCGGTGCGCTTGGTGGTATAAAAACCGACAAACGGTTTATTGGTGTACGGGTCACGCAGAATGCGGGTGCCGATACGGTCAACGATGGTGTAACCCCGTTTGAAGTTACCAAATGCAATGGCTTTCGCATCAGCGGCAATATCCGGCATCTGTTCGTTTTCAGCGATACCGTAACCCGCCAGAGAGGACGGCTGCCCCAGCTCCAGCCCCGGACGCCACAGATAGTTACCCTCACTGTCTTTCAGCAGACGGATGGCAAACAGACTGTTGTTGTTCATCATGAACTTCGCGCCAGTGCGGTGTGCCTTACGCAGCGTGTAAATCAGTTTGATAATGGCATCTGCGGTCACCGCCGTCGCTTCGCCGGATACAATATGCTGAAGTTTGCCGAACGCCCGGACCTTGTCTGTTTCATCCGTGGACTCATACGCCAGGAACCCTTTCGGCTTCTTGGTACCATCGCCGGTGGTAAAGGCAATTTCTTCCTGTTCGGCAAATTCGGTTGCCAGCTCGCTGTTGATCCATGCTTCCACGTTGAAAAAGGCATCATCCAGCATTTTCTGGGTGGCCTGCGGGTTACCGTAGATTTCCCCCATGAAAGGTTCAATCAGGCCCAGTTTTGAGGTGGCAGTCTGGGAGCGCGCGTCAGTCTCGCCAACCCATCCGGAAGCCGTGCCGCCCAGATTCACCAGTTTTTTGTAGTCGGAACCACCAACGCTGATCACCGTGGCTTCCTGGCGCATCACCACTTCATCTTTCAGCAGGGTGAGAATGTTGCGATCCAGTGCTTCCGGCACGGCATAGCCGCCGTCTTCATCGGTGCCCACCTGTAATGCCTTGCGCTCCAGATCGCGCAGACCATCTTCACGGCCTTTACGCAGGAAGCCCACAAACGCTTCTTTATGCTCGGTGGCCAGTTTATTTTGCGCACCACCTGCCGGACGTTTCAGCTCAAGCAGCTCTTTTTCAAGATCGCTTTTGAGGTTTTCCAGCTCGCTGAGTTTCCCGTTCAGGGTTTCCACCTGCCCGGCAAGTTTGCCTTTTTCCTGCTCAATCGCATCCACGCGCTTGTCGTTCTTTGCTTTGAAGTCGTCAAACTTCTGCTGCAGCTCCTGCGCGACCTGTTCGACATCTTTAATATCAACCGCCATCGTATTTCTCCTGATTAGAAGTTCAGATTTTTCAGTGCATTCAGTGCAGAGCCCACATCCTCAGCGTCGCGCAGGGACAGTGCGCCATAGCCCCCGGCCATGAATGCTTTGGCCTGGGTACGGGAGAGTCCGACATCACGCAGGACTCTTTCGATTTTTTTCTGTTCGGGGATTTCCCCGCGGGCCAGTGCGTTCTTGACGTCGCTGATCCGCGCCTCGTCGTTAGACGGGAACGTCACCAGGCTGACTTCCCAGAGGTCGATTTCTTTCAGCAGAAAGGCTTCTTTGCTCCGGTCGTATTCCCAGTCTTTCAGGACGTACCCAATAGAAAGGCCGGTTAACGAACCGGCCTTCATGTGTGCATGTGCGCGTTTTGCGAGGGGATCATCATCAATAAGCAACCGTCCCCTGACGTAAAGCCCGACATCGTCTTCCTTCATGTCGGTGTAAACACCGATGGGTTCATCCATGCGGTGCTGCCAGAGCAGCGCAGGTAACGCTTTTCTGTCACTCCACGCCCGCAGGGAAGCAGCAAATGCCCCGGACATCACCACATCATCGTGGCTGTCCTTTACACCAAAGACGGAGCCATACCCTTCAAACTCACCGGAGTCACTGACAGATTTCAGACTCAGCGGTACATCAAGACGTTGTTTCGTCTGCATTGGCGTTATCCTTCTGCTTACCGGCTTTACTGCCATCGGAGGGTTTCGTGGTCATGTTCATCGGTGTGAGATAGACATCACCACCGGGACGCGGATTCATATCTTCCAGGTCGCGGCAGTCATTGGGAGAGTAAATTCCCCAGTTGATCCCGGTGGCGTAGGCTTCAAAACGGGACTTCATATCCCCGCGCAGTAACGCCCCGGCGTTAAATTTGGCGTAATAAACGCCCTGCTTACTTTTTCGTACCAGTCCGGTGTTGATCCGCTGTTCGATGCGGGTCAGATACGGCACCAGTGAATAGTTGATAAATCCCAGCCCCAGCTCTTCGATATTGTTGAAGGTGGCGCGATCGGTGTTCTGCACCATGTGCAACGGCACCCGGAACAGACGACAGATTTCTTCAAGCTGAAACTTGCGGGTTTCCAGGAACTGGCTGTCCTCGGCGTTCAGCGCCATCGACTTCCAGTCCAGCCCCATCTCAAGGATCATCGGGCGGTGAGCATTGCCAAGCCCGGTGTGACGCTCCTCAAAATCTTTCTTCAGGCGCTCATAAGCCTGATCCGACAGCGTCTGTTCTGTACGCAACACACCGGACGTCACCGCACCATTGCTGAACAGTCTGGCCCCGTGCTCTTCGGTCGCTGCTGCCAGCGATATTGCCTCGCGGGCATAGGCGATGGGATTCAGTCCCACCAGACCGTCCAGCGTCAGCGTGCGCACATGCCAGATATCTTCCTGGCTCAGTACATCCGTGGAACCGTCCGGGAATGTGACCTGATAGACCGGCTCCCAGCGACTGTTAAGCTTCGGTACCACACAACCGGGATCGACGGGCAGCAGTTCAGCCACTTCGCCAAATGCTTTCACTTTGTAGGCGTAAAAGTTTCCCCTCAGGCACAGACAGGTGACCACCAGCTCCCAGAACTCCTGCGGCGTCATATAGCCATTGGGATGCGTGGAGATCAGCTTATGCAGACGTTCGCCGGTGGCCCTCTGTTTCAGGCTGCCGTTCAGGTGATACAGATTGCAGGGCAACATCCCGACCGACTCTGCCAACACTCTGACGCAGGAAAAAACCGCCGTCAGTCGCATGGCCCGCTGACTGCTGATCTGCTTTCCGGTATAGGTGTCGTAAGACAACCCGATGGCATCCGCCAGCTCTGCTGGCGTGGTCACCGGCGCGTCACTTTTTCGTTGAAATAATCCCGAAAAGAACACTATTTACCTCCGCCGACAGACGGCTGTGTACGGTCGAGATATCGCGCCACCAGCCACGACCAGGACAGGCACAGCACCCCGGCAACAACAAAACCCGCCGGGGGATAAATCAGCCAGGCACCATACGCCAGCAAAAGCGCACCCAGCACGCCCACCAGTGGCGCGAGAATTATCAGAAACATAATGACCTCGGTTAAAGCGAGCGGATGCCCACGCTGACCAGATGTTCAGACAGATCCAGCTCCGGTTCACCACCATTGACCAGCATCCGGCTCATTGCTGTAAACATCGCAACAGGGCCGTCGATTTTGGCTTCCGGCGTGGATTTATTCGGGAAGATATTGTCGTTTTTGTCCGGTTTTACCGTAACGTTAGACATCATCCAGTTCATGACCGGATGATTGCTGTGATGGAAACGCCCGGCATAGACCAGTGATTCCGTTTCCTTCATGGCCTCTGACAGATTGCGAACCGTCTGCGGAACCTCCACCAGCGGTATCCCTTCTTCAGCCAGTGCCAGGCTGAACTGCATCGCGCTCCACGGGTCAAATCCCAGTTCCCTGAGGTTTTCACCACCAATCCATTCCAGTAAGTCACTTTTTATCTGAGCATGATCGATAACATCACCATCCGTCAGAATCAGCTTATCCATCTCCGCCCACTTCCGGTAAAGTTCTGCCTGCTGCCGCGAGCATCGTTCCAGCCGTCCTTCCGGAAGCCAGAATTTAAAATCGGCATGAACATGCCCGTTATCCGTTCGCCAGAGTTTTGCCGCCGCACAGATATCAATCTTATGAGCAAGGTCAACGCCGACCCACATGGGATACGTTTTCAGCTCATGTCGTGGGGCAATGTATTCGCACTTCTCCCACTTAATCATGTCCATCCAGGCAGACTCTGCTGTTACCCACACATTCATGTGTTTGGTAAAAAAATTCACCCGCGCAGAGACCTGTTCTTTCGCTTTTTTCGCCAGGCGACGCAGATCATCCCAGCGTTTACAGATGCCCAGGCCGGGATTCGCTTTCTGCCAGACCGTTTCATCAAACGGATCATCTCCCTCATCGAGGGTGTAAATAATCGCAAAGTAGGAGTCGTCTTTTACCGCGCCCTCCACGTCGCTGTTATAGCCACGCAATACCTTGATGGCGTAATCACGCTGCTCGTAACAAATCCCTTCCTTGTTAAACCCTGCCGTGGTGATACCAAATAAAAGGGACTGCAGACGGGCACCGGTTGCCGTTTCCAGAACGTCCCACACGTCACGGGTTTTATGTGCATGCAGCTCATCAATAATGGCGCAGTGGATGTTCAGACCATCCAGGTTGTTTGCATCCGAAGAAAGCGGTTCAAATTTTGATGCGCTCTGCTCCTGGTAAATCGCCAGCTTGTTGAAATCAAACAACCGCCCGAGTGTCGACCGGGCTTTTCTGACCATATTTTTGGCGTCTTCAAACACGATTCTGGCCTGGTCACGCGTGGTTGCGGCTGAATAAACCTCAGCTCCGCCTTCACCATCTGCCCCCGTCATATACAGGCCGATACCCGATGACAGAGTTGATTTTGCGTTTTTACGGGCGACTTCGTTGTACGCCGTCCGGAACCGGCGCACCATCACCGGACGTCCGCTGCCATCGCTGCGCATGACAACTTCCCCGGTCTCTTCATTGACCAGCGGAATGACAAAACCAAAAATATTAATGAGGATAAATACATGCCAGTCCATCAACTCAATGGGCTGGCCTGCCAGCGCCCCTTTTACATGAGGCACAAATTTGTAGAAATTCAGGATGTGCTGCGCACGGGGTTCACTGAAATAAATCCCCCGCTCTTCGCCGTACTTCAGATCATCAAGAAAACGCTGGCAGGCCAGGCGGACAAATTCGCCAGCAACAATTTCTCCTGCAACAACACGTTCGGCGTAGCGGATCCCGTCAGCCACTTTTGCCATCAGTCTCTCGCTTTTAAAAGCTCCGCCAGCGGATCAACATCATCCGGTCCGGCGGTATTTACTTTCGCCCGGCTTGCCGGTGACATACCAAACTCTGCAAGCATTGCCCGGATCCGCTTCCAGGCATCCGCTTTCATTGCCGCCGCGGGGTGCGCCTTAATCAGTACATCACCGCTCTGCGTTTCCGTGCGGTAGGTATACCCCTCAACATCGAGTGTTTCGCAGTGATGCCGGTATTCGGTGTAGGCTTCCACCAGCAACTCGAGCGCACGCGCATCAAGCTGAGAAATGATCCCTTCCGCATTCAGCTCTTCCGCCATTCGCCTGAACCAGTACTTCCCCTGAGCCCCTAAATGCTGCGGAATTTTAGGAAGACCTTTTTCATCCTTTTTAGCGGTTTTTTTGTGGTCTTTAACGGGGCGCTTTGAGGGGTTGCCTCGAATCAAATGCAGGCGTGGCGGGGTTTTCGGAGGTCCTGACATAATCGGTCTTACCTATCAATCGTTTGTTCACATTTCCAAAAAAAAGTTTTCGAACCTGCGGCGATGTGAGGAAGGGTCAGGCGGCGGTACTGAGCAGCCAGGGCGGCAGAGATTTGCCCCGCCCCTCCCCTACAGATGAGAACTGTTATCAATTGATGCGTTCGCGCGCTGTTTTTGCTTTATGGCAGGGCCAGCACAGACTCTGCAGGTTACTGTCTGCATCCGTGCCACCATGAGCTTTCGGAATGATGTGGTCCACAGTTCTGGCTTCAACAGCTCTCCCATTGCGCAGGCAGTTCTGACACAGATGATTATCACGCTTCAGTATGCGCGCACGTATGGCATCCCATTTCGAGCCATAGCCACGCTGGTGGCGGCTCAGTCCGCGCTGGTGCTGCACCCAGCCTTCACCCCAATGTTTATCGCAGTAGCCCGAACTGTCTGTTGTTGTGCCTGCGCAGCCTCGCTTACGACATGCGCGGGGGATTCGTGATGGCATGGAACTTCGTTCTCCAGCGATTAAAACGTTTCTCTCTCGGGGATAACATGTATTGCATTCAGTCCCGCCGCCACAGCGTGCTGATTATGTTCATTGACAAGCTGCATTGTTTCATCAAGCAATTCACGACAGCGATTTGCATTCGTTTCGATGCTCAGCACCAGTGAATGACCCCCACACAACCGCCCATCCAATAAAAATGGAGAGTCAGCAGAAACAATTTCCGATTTTATGGGGTCAGTTCAACGGAAGGGCTGCTGTAATGCTGTGGACAATACTCCTTTTGTCGCTTACTGGTTGAATATCCTGGTTTTTATGCGCTTTATCCATTGTTAAAATACAACCTCAGCCCTCCAGTGATCGGACACTGTGTGAACAATGAATAAGAGCCTTGGCTGACGGCTCCGCAAAAGGAATGACAATGACAAGCTTTAATATAAATTTAAATGTAACAACAAAGGTTGAAACCATTTCTGACGTAGCTTTAGAAATTTCCCGTTTAAAAGTTACGATTGGAATATTATTGGCTAAACTACCTCCAGAACAGCGTGATTCATTCATTGCAGATCTAAAAGGCGTCGGGCTTAATGAAGAGGCCAGCTTATATAGTAATTTCAACCCAAAGATATAATCTGAATCCATCGTTTACAGGAGCGGGGAGGGAGCAACCTCCCCCCTTTTCTTTATCTGGTGTATGTAATATTTCCTTTTAAGTAAAACGCTCCCGTATTATCAACTGCGCCCTCAGGTTTTTTATTGAGAATTTTTAATAATTTTGACTTCATAGCAATATTAAAAATCTTTGGGAAAAGAAACATATTTCCTCCTGAATAAATATGCGAGGATGAATTGAGTTCACTTTATCTAACCTCGCTGCATACACTGCCGGATGCCATCAATCAGTTGGCAGGCCTGAGAAGCAGCGTCAAAAAACTGGCGTGCCTTATCCAGGCTAACGCATCCCGCCAATAAAAAAGGCACCAGTATCGCTACCAGTGCCCATTTCGCCGCCGTTCGCGGCATTCTGTGTGTCCAGTGTTTTCTGCTCATAACACACCTGGTTATCAGCGTTTCAACTGAAAGTGAGGTCCGTCTTTCAGTGTTTTCCAGTCCCCGCCCCATTCGATGGCAGTTCCCAGCTCTGCGGCAGCCTGCTTAAATGCCTGCGCGATTTTCTCGTACAGAGGCCAGTCCCATGACACCTGGCTGCCAATGTAGGCCACAACATCCACTGCATCACCGGTCAGGTGGCGGCTGTTCATGGTCTGGCTTTTCCCTTCCGCGACCAGCTGTTTCTGGCGATACTTACTGCGCAGGCCTTCCGTAATACCGAAATCAACCTCCGTCAGCTCCAGCGCACGGCGAGCTACAGCAACCAGCTGTGGTTTAACGCCCTCCAGATTCTTTTCGCTGCGACGACTAAATCTGAATTTACCCGACATATTCACCTCAACAATGGAAAATTTTTGTGACGTTCCCGCGCGCGCGTATCACCAGCACGCAGAACAGCAGATTAAAAAACACTTCCAGCCAGCCCGTTGCTAACGGGCGACCACACAGATAGCTGAGGGGCGCAAAGGCATACAACAGCATCAGCAGCCAGGCCAGCCATGACATCAATGGTTTGTGTCTGGAGTCACGACGACGATAAAAAAAGAGCGTCAGCACGATAACCGTGCATAACGCCACATTCAGCAATCCGGGAAGGTTACTTAACATTGCCGCCTCCTCCGCCCCGCAGGCGGGAGAACAGACCGGACACCAGTGATGCAATATCCTGCTGGTGGATGAACGAGAGAATCTTCACCGACACCACTGACACCAGCACTGCACACAGTGCGTCGACAGGCGCACCGTCAAACTCTGTATGCTTTACCAGCCAGGATGCCAGAACCTCTGCACCCAGCACACCGATAATAAACGACACAAGAAAATGCGCCGCCACACGCCAGGCTGAAAGCGCCTGCGGCATTGTTGCCACAAACAACGCTCCCGCAAACGCACCAAACACAATCCCGAAATCCGTTCCGGTAAACAGCCCGAATACCGTCGCCCCACCGAGCGCCGCAGCCGTGCCGGAACCGGATAAGGGTTCAGACATACTTTTTTCTCCTGTAAATAAAAAAGGGCCACCAGCGGCCCGTAAAAAACACCCCGTCAAAGACACCCGCAGATGCCTTTTGTGTGGTGTTATCTGATGCGATGTACGCCGGACGTGGCGCGGATATGAAAAAGGCCCGCCGTAGCGAGCCATAAAGAAACAAAATTCTGAATAAAAAAACCGCCTAGTACGGCGGATAAAATGATCAAAAGAACCCGTTATTCGTTATAATAAATAAAAAACCATCAACATGGCGACTCGACTCAAGAAACGAATTTACTAACTTAAATGTTATTTGCGTTTATTGACAGGTAATATAGAATTAGCAGCATCTTTCTCTCTCTCTTGGAACGAGTTATGTCTTTTAACCATATCAGGACCAATGAGACTATAAATTACTGTCAACAGTTGCCATAAAGTTAAAAAAACCAAAATGGCATATGACGCGCCCCTAAAAATGTCCTTGTGATCTATAAAAAACGGTATCTGTTTTACTAATGGCGCAACAACGCCAATAATTAAAACTGATGCTAAAATAGCAGTAGAATGTACAATTGGTGTAAATAACCTTGTAATCCCACTGCCATTAGATTCACTCGCTGAACTGCCACCTCTAAATGATTTTTTTAATCGTTCAGGATAGATTATCGCAAACCAAGCTCCCACAACTGCAAAGATAATGGATGCTGTAGTTCGCAGGGCCTCATAAAGAGGCCACTGGGATGAGAAGGGAACATTCTTCCCAAAATAGGCAGAAAAAATCAGAACGACCATAAGAAAAATTCCACCTAAGATTTTCATCTACATTCCCGCCTCGCGTAATATGAGCTCCCTTTTGCCTACAAGTTCAGAAAGAAGAGATTCCGAGGACACAAACTCGGCGTCCTGTCGCTCCAAATTCAAGTGGAATTTGGTTCGTGCTAATGAACGACTGAGCCAATATGTCGTTGGATCTCCTTTAAATACAAAACCATAATCACAAGAGTTTGTATCGCTATGTTTATTCCAATCATCAATCATCCCCTCGATGTCATCAATATCAACATTCGGAGAAAGTTCATATCTAATTTTTGTTGAGGTATTTGCAGTTTGTGGATGGCTAATATTCATATTAATCAATAGTTTTTGCCACAGGCTAAACTCGTCAGGTTTTGACACATCAAGTTCAACAACCTTTTCAATTTTAGAAACAATATTAGCATTCTGCCTAATAACTTCATGTTTACCAGGATTTCTTACTAAACCAGCTACGAACTGTGGATAGTGTTTTTTCTTTGGCAGCACATCATCTGTTGGGTTAATTTTATAGCCCTTGATAACCACCTCATGCGTGCCATCTTCCTTCTCCACACTTTCCGCCACAACGTGGCTTGATGACTGTTTTAAAAAATGATAGAGATAGCATTGCATCGCCTTCTGTCCCGTCAAAGCATGGTTAAACTTGATGCTAGCCACTAAATCCATGGATGGAATAAACCAAAAGTAAGTAGCAAAACCAGGAATACTTCCCTTCTGGATTGAATTAAGTATTACTGTTGGGTCCGTACCAAATTCTGTATCTTCCTGAACCGATGGAACACTTTGATCTGTAGAAGGAACCTCATTCCAGAGCAACAAAACCACATTGTCACCAGCACGTTTCATATCCAGAAGATAAGCAGGTAAAACCTCATCATTTGCTTCATATGTCTTTGTCTGTTTGAGTTTTTTCCCTTCTGCCCATAAAGCAAGATCTGTGAGCAACTCGTCACAACCACCAAATGCAGGGCTTACAACACCGTAACGGTAGTAACCACATTTTTGAATTTTATAGAACGTAATCGTTACAGTTTCAGAAACCATAAACTCTTATCCAAATGAAGTAGGGAAGAGTCTAATTTAATACCAATTCATTTAAAGTGGTTACTGGTTATTTGATCATATTGATAGTGTACAAACATACAGTATCATATCCACATCCTGCATCAAAGCAGGAATCACCTATTGTTAGATACCATACATACTGTTTTTACGATCAACAAAAGCCCACTCGGAGGCGGGCTGTAAAAATTCCTCTAACGTCAGGCATAAAACGCCCATCGTTAGGGCGAATTTAACACAGATTCGGGAAAAATCAACGATACTATCGCGTTACCCTCTTTAACTGCCGCTCCGCCCATGCCTCTTCAATGTCAAACCGAACCACCAACGTATCGTAAAAGCGTTTCACTGATTTTTTCCACGTATCAAGCGTGATAGCACTCGTCACTTTGCGTATGGCATTAAATGCCTCCGTTGATGGTAGTCTTTCATAGCCACGACCACCACAACGCTGGCAGTCTCTGATAACAGGCATACCACGTTTTACCGACTCTTCACGATGAATGGCGACACCACGCCCACGGCAATCCTTACAGGCGGTGGAAACCTCACCCTTTCCGCCACACTCCGGACACGCAACTTTTACCACCTCCCTGACTTTTTTCCATTCTTCCCAGTAAGACGGATACACACCTTTCGTACACTTTGCCCATACCGGCGGCTTACCATCCGGATACTGGACCTTGTTTGTAAAAACTATGCTTTCAATAAATTTTTCCCCATAGCAACAAGGGCACTGCTTTTTACTCGCTGCGCTGCGGGCATAATCCTCAAAAGCGTACGAAGCCATAATGCGCATCACTACCGGTTTTATTTCTGCCGGAAGTTTTCTCAACGCCGCCACACGATCGCACCGACTGAGTGCATAATCTGCCAGTAATTCTGTTGCCCGCGCCCTGTCATTCATACTGATGCCCATTTTCCCCAGGAACGCAGAAAAACCCATCTCAGCCCGATTCTGTGTCATGCCCTGCGCGGCCATCACATCAGTGATACTCAGCGCATCTTTTGACGTTGAGGCCGATGCATCGGTCAGGCCAGGGGATTTTGGGGAGTAGTATTTCGGTAAATCTTCCAGTTTCATTTTTTGACCTGCTCTTAATGCATTATGGGGTAATTCTTCACCCCCAGACGTCCACCAGATACTGGCTGACCACGAACGATATTGATTTCATCAAACTGCTCATCGTCCATTAACACTCCCGCATGCGTCAGCGCATCCAGCGGTGCTTTCAGGATATTGTCCAGGTCGCGACGACGCTTATCCGGTGGCTCTGCAATCACCTTTATCGCCAGCCTTCCGGACAGGCTTAATTTCAGCCGCTGCTGGCGAACAATAAGCGCCACAGCCCGGCGATAACGCTTTCCCTCCTCCGAGATAAAATATGTGCTGCCACGGCGTCGCCAGTAAGTGTTCACCGTCGGCGGGTAAGGTAAAACCAAATCTATGAGCATCAGTCACCTCTTTTACCCAAGCACGCCAGTTGCAAAGGCGTGATCAAGAAAACGAAAAATTAAATCAACCTGAGAACCATGCTTTTCTTCGAACGCCAGAGGATCCGCATGAAGCTCGTTGTGATGCTCCCGACACAGCGGTAGCGTGAAAATATCGTGAGATTTTGTCCCCATTCCGCCCTGACCATGACCAATCAGGTGATGGGGATCGTCGGCTGGCTTACCACAACACGCACACGGCTGTGTCTTCACCCAGCGTGTGTATTTCTCGTTAACCCAGCGGCGACGTTTAGGTCGTTTCATGAAAGATTCCGGAGACTCAGGATCAACGGCAATGCTGACCACCGTCTTTTCCTGTGGTGGGTTCTGTTGCTGGTGGGCGTGAGGCAGCGGCGCAAGATTTTTTGTGCGCTGTTTCAGTATGCTGGTGGCGGTCTGCTCTCCCGGTACGATGTCGCTTTCACGGTACATTGAGCGGATTTTTTCCGCACGCAACCCCAGCGAACGACGTAATACCGCTTCCGGTAGCGCGTCCGCCACCTGATTGCGGACCGCCCACCAGGATAATTCAGCCAGAGATAATTCACGCTCCTGCGTACCGCTTATTGCGTGACCGATGACGTCAATCATCCATGCTGACAGGTTTTGATGAGCAAGTTGCTCGAGTGATTCGGATGTCTGGTCACGCAACTGGTTGTCGCAGTGCCAGCACAACACCATTGCGCCGGTACCATAACGGTGAATGACGGTTTCGCTGTGATGATAATCGCCGTGTGGCCACTGGCAGGATTTAATATGGCGCAACAGCCAGTCAGACAATGCACCAGCAGCACGAATCACCCGTGCGTTACTGAAAAACGGCAGCAATGTTTTGTCTTCCACCAGCGGCTGGCGAACGGCAGGAACGACCCCGGACGGCAGATTACGCATGCTTTTCGGTTCAGGCTCCACCAGCACTCGAGGGTTATGAAATACTTGCATGGATTCACAGCCCGGCCTAAGGACCACAAGCCCGAGTTCCGGTACCAGAACAGGTCGAAGTAATATCCGCACGTTACCTCCAGATCCGTTGCTGGTATGTGCGGGATGGGCGCGGTGGGCGTTCGGAATAAGGGAGCCTGACATAGATTATCCAGTGACGATAATCGAGGCTGAGGGCTTTCTTAATCTCGTATCCGCGTCTGCGGTAGTTATGAATTAGCCATTCGGCCTGTTCTTCAGTACATGGTGGGTGTTGGTACCAGTCGGTTTTAAATGCGTGTGAACGCCGCTCATGCCGGATGGCAAGGTCGGTATCAGAATTGTGAAATTTGGTTTTGTGCGCCATCTGTTTTCTCTGCTGGCGCAGCAGGTGTCAGGTGTTCAGGCTGACGTGCGAATTGTAAACCAGAATGCCAGGAAAAAACAAAACCCGCCGAAGCGGGTTAAGTGCGGGTGCGTTGAGGATGCCTGACTCATCAGAGGTGGCGAGGGATTTCCCCCTCGCCTGGTCTCTTACTCCTCAGGTTCGTAAGCTGTGAAGACAGCGACCTCCGTCTGGCCGGTTCGGATTCGTACCTCGCAGAGGTCTTTCCTCGTTACCAGTGCCGTCACTATGACGGTTAAACAGATGACGATCAGGGCGATTAACATCGCCTTTTGCTGCTTCATAGCCTGCTTCTCCTTGCCTTTCGGCGCGTAAGAGGCTAACCTAGATTTGCCGTTCATAGATTGAGCCTCAGATTAATGTTAAGCGTCTTGCCGGACGCGTAATGTTAACTGGGGCTTTTCTCTATCTGCCTTTCAGTGTTCATGCCTGAGACAGATAGCCTCAAGCACCCGCAGCCATTCTACTTAACTCACGTCACCTCGCCAATATGAAATCAATCAGAAAGGTGATCCATAAAATCACTCCTTCTCTTCTTTTCCGTAGTGGAGTTGGCCAATTTTGATAAGAGGGCGTCCCTGAGATTTGCGGTGTAGATTGGTATCGCGCAGAGAATACACACAGCCACAATATTCCTGCTGATAGAATTTTTCGCGCTTGCTGATTTCAATCATACGGGACGAGCCGCCCTGCTTGCGCCAGTTATAATCCCAGTACACCATACCCGGATAATGCGCAACAGCTCGCCGCCCACACTCGTTAACCTGCTGCATATTTTTCCAGCGTGAAATGCCCAGTGAACTACTGATCACACTGAAACCATTTTCAGCAGCGTACAACGCTGTCCGCTCAAAACGCATGTCAAAACACATGGTACAACGGATCCCCCTCTCAGGCTCCCATTCCATTCCTTTGGCACGTTCAAACCAGTTGTCGGTGTCGTAATCAGCATCGATAAACGGCACGCCGTGTTGTTCAGCAAAGCGAATATTTTCATCCTTACGAATTAAATACTCTTTCTGAGGATGAATGTTCGGGTTGTAGAAAAAGATGGTGTAGTCGATTCCCGAGGCCTGAAGCGCCTCCATCACTTCACCGGAACATGGAGCACAGCAAGAGTGCAGTAGTAGTTTGTTTGCCCCGTTTGGGAGCTCCAATTTAGGCCGTTTGAAATCAGCAATAGTCATAAATATTTTTATTGGGGTCATGAAAATAGCACAGAGTGTAGCATCAGAGCAGGGCTATCGGGAATATATGTCTAAATCTGGTAATATCTGGTTTTGACGCAAAGCGGACAACCACGCTGGCTCTACCCTGCGCCATGAAAATGTCAATTCACATCTGAACTAATGCTCTTTAATCTAGTAACGTCTAAAATACCTAACATTTCCTTGATAAAATGCCAGTACACGCTGCATAGCTTCGCTCTTCCGGCACTCGCGACAGATTATGTTCATACGCCTGTCGTAGCGGCGTATTTCGCCGTCTGGTAACGACCAGATAAGGTCCGGATCAACCACTGCAGGTTTCTTCAGCTTTGCCCTTGAGAGCTTTTTACGGGCATTTTGCCAGTCCTTACGCGCCTGTTCAGACGGGAATAACCCGTAACCAGAGTTGTATACATCGCCACTGGCAACCAGTTCTCTGGCCAGAACGCTCATCAGATATCTTGTCGCACCTGTCTTGGCTTCCAGTTGCCGTAACGTCTCGCGCCCACTCCGGCGTACTAGCTCAACAACCTGCCCTTTAATTTTTTCCCGCTCTTCTTGTGTAAATACTTTTGCCATAAGCGCCTCCGGCAATCACTTTTCCGATACAACACGGCGGGAAGAATCAGTAATCTGTCGAACAATATCCCGGTGCTTGTTCAACTCCCGCAGCGCGGCGCAGACTCGCTCCCACTTCTGAACATCACTTTTCGCCCTGCGCAGCGCCAGGTTTGCCCTGCGAAGGGACGGAAAAATCAGCTCATCTGCTTGCGTTTCGGTAAACGATGGCAACGGCTGCACAATGTCCGCCACAGTTTCTGTTTTAATTTCTTCCTGTGTTGCGGCTTCCCGGACTGGTAACGCAGCACCTGCTGGCTGAGGAAAGGCCTTACCATCACTTTCCGTTACCAGCGCGGCTTTCGGCTCTGCTGGTAAATTATCGCCCGGCATGCAGTAACGAAATTTACCGTTCTGATTAACGCGTGCCAGCCGCCCCGTTGCGGTTACCACCGCCAGCGTGGAAGCAACCTTGCGAGTACTGACACCGAACTTACCCGCCAGTTCCTCACACGTTTTAGCCCCATCCTGACCGATAAACTCAATCATCATGTCTGCGGTAACTTTTTGTTCGACCTCCCCGGTCAGCATATCCTGTGCTTCAGATTTTACTGGCCGCTCTTCGGTTACCCGGGATTCACCTTCGCCAGCCAGAAACCAGGTGTGACCAGTTTTATCAACGACGCCATTTCTTTTGAGTTCCCACAGCTCGTTAACAGCCTCTTCACGACTGATTCCAAGGCGAGCTGCCACCACATGTGAAGAGGCTTTTTTCAGTGCTTTCAGTGCGTCAGATACGGTTTCCATTAAAATTTCCTCCGGACAAAATTACTTCACAACCCTCATATTGCTGACATTTGGACGCCAGCTATCCCAGTTAAACGTCACCCATCGACCACCGTTCATGGTCATGCGGTCCATAATCCTCTCACCAAGAAGCGTACTCATTGCGGCATGATTCAGGTTTGTTAACATCCCGACACTGCACAGTGATGCTGTCCGGCGATCAATTATCTGGTGCAATACCACCTGCTCGTTTTTCGTCTCCCGCTGAACGCCTATTTCATCCAGGACCAGCAAATCAACCCCGCAAAGCTCCTGTAAAAATTTTTCCCCGGATTTGCCGTTGTCGTAGCTGTCATGCAACACGCTCATGACGTCAGACACGGTGACGATAATCACGCTGCGCCCCTTCACCATCAGCCGGTTGCCCATCGCCGCTGCAAGGTGATTTTTCCCGGTGCCGGTTTTACCGCTGAACACAAAATTCGTGCACCCGGTCATCAGTTCGTCAGCTATGGATTTGGCCTGGCTCAGCGCGTATTTTTGCCCGTCGTTCTGCACCTGATAATTTGCAAACGAGCATTTGCTGTGCAGAGGCTGGATGCCCGAACGATTCAGGATTTTTTCCACCCGCAACTGGCGATTCTGGCGGTTAATCTCCTCGCTGCGTTTTCGTCCTTCAGCAAGTTGCCATTCCCGCCACTCCTCCACCGTCCGGTACGGTGGAACCGACCCCTGTGGTGCAAGTCTGCGAATACGTTCAAGAACCCCAACTGCCGCAATGTTTTTCATGACACGTCACCCCCTGAATCCCGGCGGTATTTCAGTGTCCGGTTCAGAAATGTGATTCACGCAACGCTGCGCAGGCGAACGCCCCAGGCGGATAACCAGTTCATCCCATTTTTCCCGGAGTTTTGCCGGACTCATGATGTTTTTTACCCAGAACGAATCCCGCTGGAGACGCCCAAACATTTCACAAATTTGTCTGTGAGTTCTGCCATCCAGCATCCGCATTGTGCGAACGTCATTGGCCCATGCTGTCCAGTTGGGTTCTTTCGGTCTAGTGATCTCGCCATCATAGCTGGCCGCCTGCTCGTAAAGACTCACGATTCGTCCCCAGATCCACTGTGCGCACACCAAATCTTCCTGACTTCCCCACTGGCGTTTTTTCGCACTGAACACAACCGCGTCAGGGTGTCGGGTTAAAAAATCCTGTTCAGCCGTCTGCGGGTCCGGTTGCGAAGCGTCCGGACAAGAAGATCTTTTATCTGACGGATCAGGTTTTAATACTGACGGATCGGGGTCAATCATCGCCCCCCTAATCGGCAGTTTTTTATCAACAGTTGATCCATCAAAATTTGACGGGTCAACCGTTGAGGGGTCAATATTTGACGGGTCAACTGTTAACGGGTCATTTTTTGCCGGGCTAATTTTTCTTTTCGGTTTATATGACTCACGCGCCGCCGCCGCAGCTGCTTCGAGTTTTTCCACATTAAGCCGATAGATATTGCTTACATTACGCCCACCGACCTTACGCTCTTCCTTCGTCAGCCAGCCCTCTTTCGCCAGTTCTGCAATAGCCGATTTCACTGTGGATTCACTTCTTGCACCGATCTGACGCCGGATAGTTTCAATGGCAGGCCATGACACGCCCTCGTCATTGCTGTAGTCTGCAAGACGGGCCATAACCGCCACCCTGGATAAGATCATGCCGGTGAAGGCGCACCCTTCCCAGACAAGACCATGAAGCTTGCTGCTCATAAAACCCCCGAACACCGTGCTTTTAGTGCATCACCACAGCATTCCCTGCCGGGCCGCCGCGATTCATCTGGTCATACAAAACAACCGCTGACGCAACAAAATCATCGACATCCTTCACCAGCCGATCCCTCCGTTCGACGATCTCACGGTAATATTCAGAACTGTGGCTGCGCATACGGGCCACCAGCAAAGGTGGCATTGCCTTTTCGATCGCTGGTAACAACGCCTGAATTTTTTCAACTGCATCAGGGGTGTCTTTCTCTACCCAGCGGAAAATTTTCTGGGTATTGCGAGCCAGGGCTTCCGGATGGCTGTCGTCATACAGTTCCGGGAACGTCATTCCCAGCTCGAAATAAGTCCGGGCTATTTCAGCTGCTGGAACTTTCTCACCGTCTGGATACGCCCAGGCATTCATTGCCATGCGGATGTGTTCATGCTTGATTTTCATGAATCAGCTCCGGTGCATTTGATGTGTTAACCTTGAATCCAACAGGTAAACCGTCGGTTGGGTTAGGATAAATATCAGGGCGAATTTCATGCGGGGTAACTTCCCACTTCATTAGCTGACATAACGGAATTACCTGCTTTGGGGGAACGTCAAAGCTAAACCATTGCCAAACAGTCTGTTGAGCGACCCCCATATAACGACCTATTTCAGCTTGAGTGTATTTCTGCCTAATTTTTTCGCGAGTGCTATCTAGCATTTTGCTCTCCTCTAAAAAACTATAAGCAAAGCCTACAATAAAAAACTGTACACAATCAACAGTTTTTTATTGTGATGCTTTTAACAGTATTTACCTGTAAAATTGAATAATGATGAACGCCCTAGAAGTATCTATGTACAGAATCAGCAAGCTTCTTCAGGAAACTGGATGGAGCCAGGCTGAGCTTGCCCGTAGAATTGGTGTGACACAACAAACTGTTCAACAATGGGTCAGCGGTAAGGCTACACCTAAAGCCTCAAGTTTGGATAAACTGGTTGAGGTTACAGGGCATCCATTGCATTGGTTTTTATTGCCTCCTGAAGAGGGGGAGCAAATTTTCACCCCTGACACGATGAAAATTGGTCCTCGTCAACGCGAACTGCTCCAGGCTTTTAGTGCGTTTCCAGAGGAAGACCAAGAAAAAATGCTTCAAGAAATCAAAGACAAGAAAAAATCAATGGAAGAAACCATTGCCCGGTGGTTGGCGGCACAAAAAAGCCGCCGGGCGTGACCACAGTACAAGAAGAGGAGTTATGCCATGAGTACAGCCCTTTCTCCGATAGTTTCAGAATTCGAAACTACCGAACAAGAAAACAGTTACAACGAATGGTTACGCGCTAAAGTGGCGTCAAGCCTTGCAGACCCTCGTCCCTCAATTCCACATGATGAGGTAATGGCTGAAATGGAGAATCTTATTGCTCAAATTGCTGTAACTAACAGGAGCGAGTAATGTTACCCATTTTGTGGCTACCATCTGCTCGCGATGATTTGCGTCAGATCGTAGCCTATATTGCTAAGGAAAATATTCCTGCAGCACGCAGACTAAAAATACGGATTGAAACGTCTGTTTTAGCCCTCTCTGAGCATCCATATCTATATCCGCCAAGTGATCGAGTATCCGGTTTGCGGGAAATTGTGGTTCACCCTAATTATATCGTTTTGTACCGAGTAGCAACTTCAAGCATTGAAATTGCAAATATTGTGCATGCCCGCCGACAATTTCCCTTCCCTATCTGAACTGAACAATTTTCACACTCCCTCATTCGAGGGAGTTTTTTTGCCCAACACAACAATTAAAAACTGTTGACACAAAACAGTTTTTAATTGTAGATTATTTCCACTACCCACCCCGCCCCACAGAACGCAGGGCAATACTTCGAGTTACCCGGCAGTGGTCAGGGGTTAAGTAGCCAGCCCGAGGCGTAAGAACATGACGGCAGGGTTCAACTTTAATAACTATGCAGCAGGTTTTTGTTCCGCTACCCCGGCGTTAAGGGGAAACAGAGGATTTCTCAGTGGGCGAAGTCAAACATCAGAATGGAAGGCATCCCGGGATCGGCAAAGAAGCAGCAATGGCGCTTTATATTGACATCAGCGCCATTGCCGGACAGGTAAGAATTATCAGAGCGGTAACTAAGCGGTATGCGCCTTTACTTCAGAAAGTCTCTGGTGAGTGCACCGAAGATATTGTCAACGATTTCGTCATCAAACTGCGAGGACTCATCTTCAGTTACAAGGTGACCACAATTTTTGCAGATGGCTCCCGCGAAACTGTCAGAGCCCTGCGGTTTAAAGGATGTGTCAAAGACTTCGCCACCACATTCTGGGCAAGAAAACTTGATTGTATTCATAACCAATTTCCTCTCGAGTAACAGACCCCTCAGAGGATACCACCTCGCCTGACGTGGTTAAAAGCAGGCAACGCTAACCACAAGGAGCCGACATGCAGAAACGAGAACCCGTCATCATCGCGCCAGACTATACCGATGATGAACTTTATGAGTGGATGCGCCAGAAAATTAATGCAGCGCAGGATCTGAAATGGGCCAATGAAGCCAGGGCTAAGCAGGCTGAAAATCTGTCCGCTCTGGAGCAGGATATCACCAATCTGGAAAAAGCAGCGGCATTAAGCATTGCCAGAATGATTACATACCCGCGTTAATAGCTAACCAACGAAGCTAAGGTTGGTAATTAAGGAGTTCTCCACGGGTGAGGTGGAGTGCGTGCGCCGGACACGGGTGAACATCCAGCACAGACAGTTTACTGAAAGGATATTTCCCTGAAAAGTCAGACCATAACGCGAAAGCGCACGGCGAGGTAGCTGGTTCATAGATAGCCTGTCGTTAAATTTTCGTCGACCGTGCGCTTCCGGTTGTGGCACTCCGCGAAATGGCGCGGCGGTAAGTATGGCGGGGTTATTCCTTCCCCGTTGAGGACACCGGGTTGTCAGGTTGACCATACGCTTAAGTGACAACCCCGCTGCAACGCCCTCTGTTATCAATTTTCTGGTGACGTTTGGCGGTATCAGTTTTACTCCGTGACTGCTCTGCCGCCCTTTTTAAAGTGAATTTTGTGATGTGGTGAATGCGGCTGAGCGCACGCGGAACAGTTAAAACCAAAAACAGTGTTATGGGTGGATTCTCTGTATCCGGCGTTAATTGTTAACTGGTTAACGTCACCTGGAGGCACCAGGCACCGCATCACAAAATTCATTGTTGAGGACGCGATAATGGAAACGTTATTACCAAACGTTAATACGTCTGAAGGTTGTTTTGAAATTGGTGTCACTATCAGTAACCCTGAATTTACTGAAGATGCCATTAACAAGAGAAAACACGAACGGGAGTTATTAAATAAAATATGCATTGTTTCAATGCTGGCCCGTTTACGCCTGATGCAAAAAGGACGCTGGCAATGAATACTGCTGTTGCCCTCACTCTGACTGTTTTTCTTAATACTGGCGAACCTGTTGATGTGGTTACTGGTATATATGGTTCAATGAAAGAATGTATGGCTGCCGCAGCAGAACAGAAAATTCCTGGTAACTGTTATCCGGTCGAGAAAGTTATTCGCATGGATAATAACGAAATCCCGGCAGGATTAAAAACAGCGCCGTAATTAATATCCAGTTTCATTTTTATATGCCAGCAATGGCAGGGATTTGTTCACCCTTAAATCTGTAATGAGGTAAAACAAAATGAGTAAAGTCTTTATTTGCGCCGCCATTCCGGACGAACAGGCAATAAAGGAAGAAGGTGCAGTTGCTGTAGCCACTGCCATTGAAGCCGGTGACGAACGCCGCGCCCGTGCCAAATTTACCTGGCAATTCCTGGAGCAATATCCGGCTGCTCAGGACTGCGCTTATAAATTTCTTGTCTGCGAGGATAAAACCGGCATGCCCCGCCCTGCTATAGACTCCTGGGATACCGAATATATGCAGGAAAACCGCTGGGATGAGGAATCCGCTTCCTTTATTCCGGTCGAACCAGAATCCGATCCGATGAACGTCAATTTTGACAAGCTGTCCCTTGAAGTACAGAACGCGGTTCTGGTTAAGTTCGGTACATGTGAAAACATCACCGTTGATATGGTGATTAGTGCTCAGGAATTACTGCAGGAGGACATGGCAACATTCGACGGGCATATCGTTGAGGCATTGATGAAAATGCCTGAAGTTAACGTCATGTATTCAGAGCTTAAGCTGCTCGCCATCGGGTGGGTTAAACATAAATGTAAGCCGGGTGCAAAATGGCCTGAGATCCAGACAGAATTACGCACCTGGAAAAAACGTCGCGAAGCCGAACGCAAAGAAACCGGGAAATACACGTCTGTTGTTGATCTTGCCCGCGCCAGAGTCAACCGGCAGCACACTGAAAACTCAGCAGGAAAAATCAACCCCGCCACTGCCGCCATTCGTCGCGAATACAAGCAGACATGGAAAACGCTGGATGAAGAACTGGCCTACGCTCTGTGGCCTGGTGATATTAATGCCGGAAACATTGACGGCAGCATCCATCGCTGGGCAAAAAATGAAGTTATCGACAAAGATCGCGAAGACTGGAAGCGTATCTCGGCATCAATGCGCAAACAGCCTGATGCCCTTCGCTACGACCGCCAGACTATTTTTGGCCTTGTCCGTGAACGTCCGATCGACATTCACAAAGACCCTGTGGCACTGAACAAATACATTACTGAATACCTGACTACAAAGGGCGTGTTTGAAGATGAAGGAAGAAATCAGAGCGCAACTGATACTCTCTCGTCGCCAGTACCAGAAACTGATGCAGTGGAAACGGCAATTCCGGACAACGAAAAAACCGAATGCCAAGTGGAAGTCGAACCATCTGTAGAGCGTGAGGGGCCGTTCTACTTCCTCTTCACCGACAAGGATGGCGAAAAATACGGTCGCGCAAACAAACTTTCTGGTCTGGATAAGGCACTGGCTGCCGGGGCTACTGAAATCACGAAAGAAGAATATTTCGCCCGCAAAAACGGTACATACTCAGGTTCACAACAAAATACTGGTGCATCTGACACGACCGCACAACCAGGGCCGGTAAAAGTTACCGCTGACGAAGTAAACAAAATTATGCAGGCAGCCAATATCAGCCAGCCTGACGCCGATGAACTGCTTGCAGTATCACGTGGTGAATTTGTTGCAGGGATTAGCGATCCGAATGATCCGAAATGGGTGAAGGGGATTGAAACCCGCGATTCTGTGAACCAGAACCAGCAAAAAACGGAACAGAACGACCAGAAAGCGGAACAAAACAGCCCAAATACGCAACAAAACGAGCCAGAAACGAAACAACCTGAACCAGTAGTGCAACAGGAACCGGAAAAGATCTGCACCGCCTGCGGTCAGAGCGGTTGCGGCAACTGCCCTGATTGTGGCGCGGTGATGGGCGACGCAACATACCAGGAAACATTCGATGAAGAGAATCAGGTTGAAGTTCAGGAAAATGATCCGGAGGAAATGGAAGGCGCTGAACATCCACACAAGGAGAACACTGGCGGCAATCAGCATCACGATAGCGATAATGAAACTGGCGAGGCGGCAGATCACTCAATTAAGGTGAACGGTCATCACGAAATCACATCCACCAGCAGGACGTGTGACCATCTAATGATCGACCTCGAAACCATGGGAAAAAATCCTGATGCCCCGATTATCTCAATAGGTGCAATATTTTTCGATCCGCAAACCGGAGATATGGGACCGGAATTTAGTAAGACTATCGATCTGGAAACTGCTGGCGGAGTCATTGATCGGGACACCATTAAATGGTGGCTGAAGCAATCACGCGAAGCGCAATCTGCCATTATGACCGATGAAATCCCGTTAGATGATGCACTGTTACAATTGCGAGAATTTATCGACGAAAACTCCGGTGAATTTTTTGTTCAGGTCTGGGGAAATGGAGCCAACTTCGACAACACGATTTTGCGCCGTTCATACGAACGGCAGGGGATCCCCTGCCCGTGGCGTTACTACAACGATCGCGATGTACGCACAATCGTTGAGCTGGGGAAAGCCATAGACTTCGATGCCAGAACGGCTATTCCATTCGAAGGTGAGCGCCATAATGCACTTGATGACGCTCGTTACCAGGCAAAATACGTTTCATCTATCTGGCAAAAACTGATCCCGAGTCAGGCTGATTTTTAATGTTCAACCCTAATTGCCGCTAACCGTATATAGTTAGCGGCGGTTATGAGATATAGCTATGAGCAGCTTATTTTTAACCGAAGATGAATTGCTAATATTAACGGGCTGCAAATATGCAAGCCACCAGCGAAAATGGTTAATGGAAAACGGGCTTCCGTTCTATACCAATCGTAGTGGCAAACCGATTGTCAGCCGGGATCTATTTACCTGCAATAAAACTTTACCACCACGCGAGGTAGAGCCGAATTTTGGTGCGATCTGATGGGAAGACGAAGGAAAAATCCTGAACACGAAAAATTACCTCCAAATGTATACCCAAATAAATATAGTTATGTATGGAAACCAACATCCAGAGAATCTGTCACACTAACCGCCATCAAGGATGGTTTAGCTGCTTTATGGAAAAAGTATGAGGAAACTGTAAATAATCGCGATCGTGCAATGACATTCGGTCGCTTGTGGGAAAAATTCCTCGCCAGCGCCTATTACAGTGACCTTAGTCCAAGAACACAAAAAGATTATCTGCAACATCAAAAAAAGTTGCTTGCCGTATTCGGTAAGGTACCAGCGGATTCCATAAAACCAGAACACATCCGTCGATACATGGACAAAAGAGGGGAGCAGAGTAAAACGCAAGCCAACCATGAAAAAAGCAGTATGTCCCGTGTTTACAGTTGGGGGTATGAGCGAGGGTACGTGAAGGCTAACCCATGTGCAGGTGTAAGTAAATTCAAGGCCAAAAACCGCGAACGATATGTAACCGACAAAGAATACCAGGCAGTATTAAGCGTTGCACCTCTTCCTGTTTTTATCGCAATGGAAATTGCCTATCTGTGTGCAGCGAGGGTTTCCGATGTGTTATCGCTGAAATGGGAACAGATTGGAAACGACGGGATATTCATCCAGCAAGGGAAAACCGGAAAAAAACAGATAAAAGCATGGAGTCCACGATTACAGGCAGCGATCGAAAAAGCAAAACAGTTACCAAAATCTGCCTATGTGATCAGCAATCAATACGGCAACCGATATATGTACAAAGGCTTTAACGAAATGTGGGTAGATGCAAGAAATCGTGCTGGAAAAATTTCAGGTATTTTAACCGACTTCACCTTTCATGATCTGAAGGCGAAAGGAATTTCAGACTATGAAGGAAGCAGCCGGGATAAGCAACTTTTCTCTGGTCACAAAACCGAAGGGCAAGTGCTAATCTATGACAGGAAGGTTAAAGTTTCACCAACACTTGATGTCCCGTTACCTGAAAATATTCCAAGAAAATATTCCAAGTAATTCCAAGTGTGATTTTTGTCACTGACTTAATGATGTGTAAGTGATTGAATTTTGGCGGAGAGAGGGGGATTTGAACCCCCGGTGGAGTTGCCCCCACTCCGGTTTTCGAGACCGGTCCGTTCAGCCGCTCCGGCATCTCTCCGTTCAGATGGTTGCCATGATGCCAGGAAATTTGGCATTTTAACAGTCCCTGTCCGTGCAATTTTGTTCAAGTGACGAGTTTGCGAGCAAAACGATGATTAAGTGGCCCTGGAAAGTACAAGAATCAGCACATCAAACTGCCCTTCCCTGGCAGGAAGCACTATCGATCCCCCTTTTAACGTGTCTGACAGAACAGGAACAAAGCAAATTGGTCGCTCTTGCCGAACGTTTTTTACAGCAAAAACGGCTTGTTCCTTTACAGGGCTTTGAGCTGAATTCATTAAGAAGCTGCCGGATAGCACTTCTATTTTGCCTGCCCGTTCTGGAGTTAGGACTGGAATGGCTGGATGGTTTTCATGAAGTCTTAATTTATCCTGCGCCATTTGTGGTCGATGATGAATGGGAAGACGATATCGGTCTGGTGCATAACCAACGTATTGTTCAGTCAGGTCAGAGCTGGCAGCAAGGGCCTATCGTTTTGAACTGGTTGGATATACAAGATTCTTTTGATGCTTCTGGTTTTAACCTGATTATTCATGAAGTCGCTCATAAGCTGGACACCCGTAACGGCGATCGCGCCAGCGGAGTTCCCTTTATTTCGTTGCGTGAGGTTGCTGGCTGGGAACATGATCTTCATGCTGCAATGAACAACATTCAGGAAGAAATCGAATTAGTTGGTGAGAATGCGGCGAGCATTGATGCTTATGCTGCCAGTGATCCTGCTGAATGTTTTGCCGTACTTTCTGAATATTTCTTTAGCGCCCCAGAACTTTTTGCTCCTCGTTTCCCTTCATTGTGGCAACGTTTCTGTCAATTTTATCAACAAGATCCTTTGCAGAGACTGCATCACGCTAATGATACAGACCCGTTTTCGGCGACGAATGTTCATTAA